TATTTTATTGTACTTTTAACCGTATCATTTGCTGCTGTTTCAATTCCAATTAGAAAAACAATTAAATCATTAGAAGGATTTTACATCGGTTTTGTTGCCGTCACCGTATTTGCCGTAATAGATATGGTATCACCTACTATTTGTATCAAACACTAAACAATAATTATTCTTCATCCGAATCATCTATTTCGTCTAAATTATGAGTAAAATTTGAATTACCGAACTTTCTTTTATATTTTTTACTCTTTTCAAACAAGATTTTTTCCTTTGTCTCTTGGTGAATAAAAATACTTACTACATTATAACAAGCTTTAAAAAAAACTGGGATATTTACAAGTATAACTTTCTCCATATTGTCAGGAAACCTTTCGTTAAAGTAAGGTATCGCCTGCTTAAAAAATCCATAGTCAACGTGTTTTATCATGAATCCTGATAAATCAGCTAATATAGTGACCTCGGTTTTGTCGAATTTTTCCTTAGCATACCGCAAAGACTTTACCATAATACTATCTACCTCACTGTAAAATTCAGTGTAGTCTTTTTGTTTTTTGAATTCTCTTGCGGATACATTAATTGCGACACATTTATGTTCCTCATTTATACTTAATCTTAAAAAGTTTTTGTAATTTATTCTATCAGATTTATAATCAGTTGATTTTAAAGCGTTCTCCATATATAAAATATGACCTATAAAAAAAATAAAATTTAAACACTAGGAATAAATTGCCATTTTAAATATTCGCAGATTTGTTTCCAAATTTGGTCTTGTTGATGTAATTTTTCTCGACTTTTAAGAAGCATAAAACAGGGTATAAACTCATCTAATTCTAATAATTCTACAAATTTATGTAGTACGTAAGAATATGAAAGGAAATTCTTTCTTGTTTTAGGACAAAACTTATGGAAAGGAATCTGTATTTCCTTAAACATTCTTCTTAACTCCTCCTCGGTTTCTCTATTAATAGTAGGCGGAGGCTCACCATTTAATCTATTTATAATGTGCGGTACGTGCTCATAATACTTATTTTTTTTCAATTTCTTTAGTATTTCTCTAAGCTTTCCAGGTAATAAGAGTTTCATATCAGTAATTCTTTCTTTTTTAAGTTCAAGTAAAATTTGATCATATACATCTTGAGGAATATCTGTAGACTCCTTTGCTTGAAACTGAGCCAACCATTCATTAAAATGATTAATTCTTTTATAAGCAAAATACGATACTTCTCTAGGAGGCTCTTTGTAAGAAGGCTTATCTGAATCTATCAAAATGAATATTTCATCTCCGCAATTAGGACAAATCATTTTACCCTCAGACATATACAAAACTCTTTCTACATTACACAGGGGACAAATTTCTATATTTACATCATTTTCCTGATTCAGTTTTTCGGTATTCTCCTGAGTTTTAAAAAGATATGATTCGTACATTTTAGCTTTGGAATGGTATTCCTCAGATTTTTTATTTTGATTAATCGAATGTTCCACTTCTGGTTCTTTTTCCTTTACTAAAGATGCTTTACTATTAAAATAATCCATAACAGATTTAGTATTTGAACCTTTACCTTTTTTATAGTCATTTAATTTTTTTGGTTTATCCTGTAAATTAGGTTGTGAATAGTTAAAAAGTATTTTCCCGGTGTCTAAGAAATAATTTGTTTGCTCAGTACTCTTTTCTATTTGGGATATATCGTTCTCTAAAATCTTAATTTTGTCTAGTATATCTAATTTACTCTCTAATTCTTCAGCTGTTAAATCTATATTTTTTTTTCTATATTTTGTTAATTCTAATTGTAATTTATCAAGTTCACCTTTTATGGGTATCAAATTATCCTTTTTTTTATTAAAGTAATCACACTTTTGATTGTGTTTAGCCTGAAGAGTGACACGATTATCAATCGGGGATTTTTTCTTGATTCTTGTTTTAAAAGACATCTTTAAATCCTTAATATTTTTATTAAATTATATTTCTTTAAGTATTAAAATACTTTTTAACTTAAAGAATTAATTCGTAATTTTAAATATTAGTCTATTTTATATTATGGGAGGAGGACTTATACAATTAGTAGCATATGGAGCTCAAGATATGTACTTAACGGGAAATCCCCAAATTACCTTTTTTAAAGTTGTTTATAGAAGACATACTAATTTTGCTATAGAATCAATTAAACAGTTATTTAATGGAACACCTAACTTTGGTGAAACAATTACTACTACCATTTCTAGAAGTGGTGATTTATTATATCGTATGTATTTACAAACTAAATTACCCTCGATTGATTTGAATGCTGGATTGACAACTGGTACACAATATAGAGCTTTTAGATGGTTAAATTGGGTTGGTCATGTTTTAATAGATAGCATTGAGTTATCAATTGGTGGTCAACTTATAGATAAGCAAACAGGTGAATGGCTCCATATATGGAATGAATTAACACAAACGGCTGAACACGCAGCGGCATATGCTGAGATGGTTGGTAATGTTCCAAGACTTACACAGATTCAAAGTTCAAACTCGGGAGCCACCGATACAACTGGAACAACTGATAGTTATACACTTTACATTCCAATGCAGTTTTGGTTTTGTAGACATGCTGGATTAGCTTTACCAATTATTAGTTTACAATATTCGGATATTAAGCTTAATATACAATTAAGAAGTTTAGACGAATGTATATGGGCTACAAAGCAGGATTCAAGCACTTCCTATCAAAGTAATACTGGTGCCTCGGCATTAGATGGCACTAACAAGCTTTCTGATACATATTTATACGTTGACTATATTTTCTTAGATACAGCTGAAAGGCGTAGATTTGCTCAAGTTCAACATGAGTATCTTATTGAACAAACCTTTCAAACAAAAACAAAAACAATTAGTACAGGAGAAACTAGTAATACTGTATCATTTAAATTTAATCATCCCGTTAAAGAATTAGTATGGCTAGTTCAACCCGAAACTTTTGTTAAAGGTGGATATTCCCAATCAAGAGGTGGTAAACAGTGGTTTAACTATACAGACTGTTGGGATTACTCCGGATTTTCAGGAACACCTAGTGGATATTATGGAGGTGGTATGAAAGGTGGAAGAGATAGCTGTAATATATTTTCGGGATTCCCAACAGTGACTGTTTCCGGTGCCTTAAACAAAACTGGTCAGGCAAGTACAAGTTGGGCAACAACTTTAGGATCACATAGTACGCTTTCACAAGCTGGGTATGATAATGTTTCTAACTATACAGCTGGTAGTAGCACTAATTTATTTAAAGATAGAACAATGGAACAATTATTAGGACCTAATTTGGCTGAACCAATTACGGGAAATAAAGTCGGATTATGGAGTGGAACAAATAACGATTTAAAAATAATTCATGGAGGAAACAATCCAGTTTCCAATGCTAAAATTCAACTTAACGGTAATGACCGCTTTGGTGTTAGAGATGGATTTTATTTCAATGTAATTCAGCCATATCAGCACCACACATCAACACCAGCACCGGGAATAAACGTTTACTCATTTTCATTAAAGCCTGAAGATTATCAGCCAAGTGGTACTTGTAATTTCTCACGTATTGACCAAGCTCAATTAATACTTACATTAACATCTGATTCAACAAGTGGAAGAAACTGTAACTTTATTTTATACTGCTTGAATTATAACATATTGAGAATAATGAGTGGTATGGGTGGATTGGCATACTCAGCATAAGCAATTAATTATGTTTTTTTTTCAAATTTATAATATTTTACTAGAGTATAATATTCAATGGAATGCTCAATTTGCCTTAATCATGTATATACCGATTCTGACGACTATACTACCTTAGATTGTGGACACACTTTCCATACACGATGTATTAACATGTGGCTTAATAATAACAATACGTGTCCTAACTGTAGAAGTATAGTGCTTACAAGTTTTAAATGTAAATACACCCCATATCCATTTTTACCATTTTTAATGAGAAAAGACTGTGTACTTCAAATAAAAGAAGATAGTATTATCATCCACTTTACTCGTTCAAACCATTTAAGACACCTTTTTTATTTAGAAGATATAAAAAATATACTACTTGTTGGAAGTAGCATAGTTATAAAACACAAAGTAGACACGGACAGCTACGGAAATGCCCGATTCAAAAACTTTTCATACGATTTTGTCT